ACTGTGACTCGCGCCCTCTCGACACCCAACCCTGCCGCAAAGACTTCGGCCTGCGTGCGTGCTGCAGGCGCGACCTCCGCCTTCGGAATGTCGGGGTACGTGTAAGCCGGAAGAATCTCCACGACTTCACCCTGGTTGTCGGTGCGAACGATGATCTCCTTCAGTTCACCACCGTCGTCCCGCTGGAAGGGAAGGGTCTCCCCTGCCCTGCGCAACACGTTCTCGATGTCCTCCCGATCTCGAACAACGATGTTGCCATTCGGATGACGAGGCGCACCAGCAGGCACACCCGTGCGTTTCTCGAACTCCTCGAGCGAAGCCTGGGTTTCGACGACCTCGCCCACGTCCGCGCCTATCGCACGAATGGCTTCTTCCTTCTCGAAATTGAAGACCTCCGATTCCCCGAAGCCAAACCACCCATCATCGAGGTTGAACTTACGGAAGGCGTCGAGCAGCACGTTGTTCACGTACTTCTGACGCAGCGCAGGATCCGTGACCTTAGAGAGTCGCTCTGCATCTTCCTTGAACCGCTGATCGATGAAGCTCTCCATGTCGTAAAGCTTTTGGCTCTGGACAAACGACGCAGCCACAACCTCCGCCTGAGTGGCGTCCTTACCTGCCCTGACCGGGAAGGAAGTACGAATCGCTGAGCGCAGAGTCTTGCGTACCTCTCGCATCGTGCGATCCTGCGGACTATCAGTCTCACCGTTGCGGATCTTGTTCTGAAGATCAACAAGCCTTTCCCAGTCAGGCTGTTTAAGAAGAGCCTGCATCGGGTAGAGGTCGATCTCCACGAACTTCTTCGAGTTGACATCAGCCAGCGTGCGCAGGCGAGCGTACTGACCTTTCTGGAAAGCGTCCGACTGCCCTTTCTGGAAACGGGTGATCGCCGCTTTCCAGTTCTTGACGAACTCGTTCTCCACCTCAGGAGCCATGTCTGTCTTGGCCACCACTGCAGCCAGGTCCCCAAAGCCGGGGTATTTGTTTTCCGTTATCTGCTCGTTCAGTTCGTTGTTCCCGAGAGTTACCTGCTCCTGATTGTAGAGCCTCTTGACCTGCTCCCTGCGCTGGATAGCTCCGACCAGTTCCTGGCGTGCAACACCTCGCACCTCTTCGGTCATCTCGACACCAGCCAAGGTGAACTCCCCGCCCTTACCCTTCTCACCCTGATCTACCAACCGCAAGCGTTCGCTGTCCGTGAGCCCGGGGTTGCTCATCAAAGTGTTGACCACGTCCTGCGCGTCTACCCCGACTCGCACCAAACGGACCTTCTCACCGAGCACCTTCTTGGTGGCGGCATCCATGCGCTTGTTGTATCGCTTGAGGTGATCTTCCGCAGCCTCCAAGCCGACGCTACTCTCAGGAGTCACATCAGCGAGTAGCGTGCCTACTCGAATGCGATGGTAACGCGACACCTCCTGCTGCAGAGCTGCTTCCCGTGCAGTGCTGTCAGTGACACCCTGCTCTGTCAGGATGGCGTTCAAGTTGAGAACGCGATCCTGCAACGAATTGAGAAAGACCTCTTCGTTGTAGGGATCGGCCTGGATCTCGTTGATGCCCGTCTGATCCTCCGCCGCTCGAGTGGTCTGTCTGGCCACCTCTCCCTGCTGAATACGATGTCCGCGCATCCGATCCACGTAGCCGGGGATCTCAGAAGATGCGGTTGCAGTGAAGATCTCCTGTTGCCTGGGGTTACCCAGCTTCCCGGCGATCTCCTTGCGGAACTTCTCCAAGTCGCGCCGAAACTCCACGTCCACGTTGGCCGCGTCCGTTCCCCTCCGCTGCATGTACTGGGAGCGCGCCTCGAGCGCCCTATCACGGAACTCCGTGTTCGCAGCGCGAGCGGCACTCCTATCCTCTCCCAACTCGATAGCGAGGAGCTGCTGACTGGTCTGCTGCAGAGCACCACCGAGCCGACCGAGCTGCTGAGCCGTACCCGCGCCGAAAGCCGCAGGCGTAGCCGTGGGTGCTCGCAGAGGATCGAGATCGATCCGATCTTGGTAGGTGGGAATCTTTGCCATCGCTCAGCCCCTATCGCAGCGCGAGTGAAGTCGCCAATGAACTAGCACCCGAAAGCAGAGTCGGCGCTGCCGCCAGGAAAGGGCTCACCCGCGACTGGCGCTGCAGTGCGGCCTGAGAACGAAACCCGTACTGCTCGAGCGCGGTGTTGTAGCGGATGTCCATCGCGTCGTACTCGACACCGAGAGTGGTGTCCTCGAGCACCCGCTGCGCGCTCCCCGTCCCCAGCTCGACACCGGACGCCGCGTAGCCGACCTTCTGCGCACCGAGCAGTTGCCTGCCCTCTCTACGAAGCTTCGACTCAGCTCTCCGTCCTCGCTGACCGGCCTGCTGCGCCTGTGCTTCCGCTGTCTGTGCGTTGTACTCAGCCGCCGCATTCGATGCCTGCGCTTGCCGGAAAGAGGAGACCGCACTGAGCCCAGTACCCACTGCGCCCAAAATCAGTCCCGTACACATGCTACTGCCTCCTTAACCAGAAGGGGTGAAAGAACTCACCGCCCACCCCGAAAGGCACAGGGTTACTGATGTGAAACCCAACCCACTCAAGCCACCGGATCGAAGCCTTGTTGCGCACGTCCACGAAGTTGAAGAGCGAGTCGAACCCGTCCATCAGTGGACCGTAGACATACTCCTTCGTCATGCGCAACACGTACATCCAGATGTCCGCGATCCGGTCATTCGCGAGCATCCAGGGACAACCCTGGCGCTTGACCGACGGGTAGGGGCTCACACCAAAGAGCGCCACTGGCTCACCGTCCGCGAGGAGTGCCCAGGACCGCACTGCGTATTCAAAGGAAGCCTGCAAAGCCTGCGCACCTTTCAACCTAAGAGCCGCCCACACTTCTTGTTCATCGCACTCCCTCAACGCGCCTATCGCATCGACGGCCTCCTGCGAGGCCGCAACGATGCTGCCCTTAGTCTTCACCGAAATCCATCTTCGGAATGATGGACAGCACGGTCGTCGGCACTGGCGCATTGTTCCTCAGGTAGATCCTTCCCGTCATCCCATCGCTGGGCTCGATGGCCATCTCCTTGTCCCCGGTGTAGAGTTGCGTCGGTTCTCCGTAGAGTTCGTCCTCGCGGAAAGCCACCTCGTCCAGATGATCCTCGTCCGGCCCCACCCAGAGCCCTCGTGAGTTCTCCATGCGCGTCATGACCGACACCGCATTGCGCAGCCGGTCCTGTAGCGTACCCCCCTCCGCAGCGATCTCGATCTCCATGGTCTCAAGATTGCAGACGTAGCCCAGACCAATCAGCGCCCTGGCTGCGGGCTCTGGCAACGTGATCGCGCCAGAGGAGACAGTGTCCTCGGGCTGCACGTTCCCGTCGGTGAAGATCTGAACTGTCTTCCCTTCGAGGTGCTCCAGACCGGAGAAGCTGGTGATCATCCTGACCCAGTTGTGTACCCCGACAGCCTGCATGGCCGTCGGCACCACCCTGTTGTAGGGGGTGACCGTCAGCACCGTGTCACTCGTGTAGCCCGTGACCGACACGATCACAGAGTTGACCCCGTCACTCAGCTTGATGTACTTGCCCACGTCGCTGGCCAGGAACGTGTTCGAGGAAGAAGACGTGAGCGTGAGTGACTCACCAACCTGCCACGTCGATCCGCCGGTTAGCGTCATCGTGTATGAAGTGTCGAGCACCCAGCCGTCGTACCGTAGTCCGTCATCCACTGCCCAGGCCCGGGTGATATCCGCACTGGGCAGGCGCTCCCTGAAGACCTCGATGTGCTTCACGTCCGAGCCACCGACGTTCCGCTTCACCACGATGTAGGTGTCAACCTCACCAGCCTCGGTGAAGATCGTAGCCACGTTCTCGACCAAGCCATCCGTGGTGTGGCGATGCCAACCCCACACCTCGTGTTCCCTGGCATAGGTCATGCCCAGGAGCACACCGTCGTCGCGCACCGCCCACACCACGGTGTCAGGGTGCTGCTGGTAGGCAAGATCAACAATCTCACGATCATTGAACAGGTGGTTCGCGAGCAGAGTGAGGTCGTTCCCGGCGTAGCCCTCGACATCCAGATTGAAAATCAGATCGCGCAAGACACGCTTGGATCCGTCCACGAACAGGATCGCGTTCCCGATGACCACTGGCCGCAAGTAGGAACTACCCCACTGCGACTGCATCTTCAGGTCTACGTTTGTGGGCGTGACCGCGCCACTGGTGCCGCCCGCGCTCATACGCCACTCACCCCCGCCGGTTCCAATGAGCAGATCCTCGAGCGCGATCAGCCACCGGATCTCCTGCAACTGCCGAGACGCGAGTGTGAATTGATAGGAGTCGTCAGCACTCAGCGGAGTGGAGATGTTGAAGTTCCCAAACGCGCCAGTGACCGAGCCCCAGATCGTTTGCGGGTTGTTGTTCGTCCTCGCGTAGACCATCCGCTGCTCGAAGAAGCTAGCTACGCCCGGGTAGTCGCCCACTCCGCCGAAGGGGGCGTTCGCCTCCGGTGGCCCCTTCTGGTAGTCAGGCAACACAGTCGCGTCGACGACGTGCGAAGCCGCCGCCTCTCGAGCTACCCAGCCGAAGGAACCAGACAGGTTCTTCCGCATGTAGATGTTGTAGTAGTGAACCGTACCCACCGCAGGCGGGGTCCACGTCAGTGTCCCACTCGCAGCCGCCTTCGTGTTAGAGGGCAGTGACTCCTGACCATCATCCGCGACAGCGGTCACCTGCCACTCGTGGCTGGTGCCCGTGCCCCCGGTCAGGACCGTTGGCGCACCGATGCCCGCGCCGAACGTGACTGCCGCTATCGCCCAGGCATTGTGAGCGGTGCGCGAGAGCTGCTGCGGTGCGTGGTCTGGGTGCTGCAGGAACAGGACATCGTAACTCTGTTCGTAGGTCAGCCGCGCCAGATCCTCCGCCGCGTAAGGCACAGCGAGTTCGTAGACACCCAAGGCATACCCGTCGAGCACCCAGTACGTCGTCCAGTTGATCCCGTGCCAGGGCTCGTCATTGGCCGTCGAGGTGTGGTTCTGAATGCAGCGGTAGATGCCAAGGGGCGAACCGCCCAGGTTCTCCCAGTGATCCGTATCCGTCCATGGCCACTTCGCCTCGTCTGCGGTGTGCTTCCGCAGGCAACGGAAGTAGAACTTGATCCCACCGGAGGAAGCGTGGACGTAGTCGCCCACATCGTAGCCTACACCCTCGGTCCACGTCGTAGTCTGCGAGTCGTCCAGCGTTCCCAACACGAACTGCCCTACGGTGTAACCGGTCGTGATCACCCACGCGATGATCCCGCTGATGTCCGCGAGGACCGGAATGCCGTCCCGGTAGACGCGCATGGTCTGATCACCGAACTCCAGAATGTAGCCCTGCTCCACGGAGAACTGAAAGGGGATCAGCTTCAGTGGCTTGGCACTGTCCAGGGCTTCAGCCAGGAACTCAGTGCCTGGGCGAGAGGTCACTCCGCCAAAGGGCTGCACGACGAAGTTCTCGCACAGCTTCAGTGCAGTGCCGTACTTGCTCAGATCCACACGAGCGGCGAGCGAGGGTGCCCACTCGCCTCCCGTGAAGGATCGCTGCGGGACGCTGATAGCCACAGCTACTTCCTCGCAGTCACGTAGGCGCTGACACCACTGGGCGGCTCAAAGCCTTCGTTGGCGTTCGCCTGACGGCTCATCCCGAGCTTGGACGCATACATCGCCATCATCTGCTGGTGCAGCGAAGCCTTGCCCTTGAGAGGCATCGCCAAGTCCGCAGCGAGCCTCCACGAGAGGGCATCGACAAAGGAAGGTGAGAACAGATTCGCGTCCTCGATCCGAGCGGTGAAGATCAGCTCAGCAGCTTCCTGATCCGAAAGGATCATGCGCGTGTCCTTGGCCGCGTTCACCGCGACCTCGAACTTGATCTTATCCGACTTCACCTTCACGAGAGACTCAACCAACTGACCACTGATGTACATCCCGTCGGTGTAAGTCTGTGTGGTCAGCGGGTTGTAGATCTCCAGCGCATTGAGACAGTCCGTCGGATAGATGTAAGCGTAGTCCCACCCCGAGACCTCTTCCCCGCTGAGCAGCGCGAGCGTCACTCGCTTGCGTGCGAAGTTCCAGGGGAACTCCGCCTGCACCGCATCGCGGAGAACGGGGTACAGACGCTTGCACTCACGCGCCTGTCGGTTGCTCTCGTTCAGCGACTGGATCGACAGGCCACCGATGTGGGAGAGCGCGAGGTTGCAGATGTCTACTTCGTTGGCCATGGCTCTACTCCTCGGAAGAGGACGCTCCCATGAACGTGCTGGCGATCTTGCTGGCTTCCGTGAAGTCCTTAGCTACGTGCTCCTCACTCTGCCAGTCTGGATAGAGCACACCCTGCGCATCCTTACTCTCTACCCGTTTCTCGGTGCGAACCGTGAAACCGTTCTCGACTTCTTCGATCCGCACGTTCCTGCGATTCTTGGCCACGTCACTTCCTCCTGCCGACGATGTCGCCGGACTGCGCCACGAAGGGACGCAGCTCTCGCTTGCCGCTGTCTTTGTTGTTGACCCAGACCCAGATCTTGACCGGGCGGGCTATCTCGGCAGACTGCCCCTTCTCGAGGTAGACTTGCCTTTCAAGACACCCACTCGTAAGAAGCCAACTCAGCGTCAAGCTCAGCGTCAGGAACAATCTCAATCGCTTCACGACTCTTCTCCCTCAACGCGAAGAGCGCCGGAAGCACTGCTTTGAAGAGCAACGACAGCAGTGCCATCAGCACCTTCATCAGAGCGTCCCGTCCTTGTCGAGCTTGTTGTGGACGAGGTTGATCCCTTCCTTCAGGGAGTCAACCAGCTTCGGGGGAGCCGCCTTGCCCTTCGACTTCTCGTAGATCTTGAGGATGAACTTCAGCGCCTCATCGAAGCGCCTCATCCCCTTGCTGTCGGTGTCATCGGGAATCGCCTTCTCGGCATGCTTGCAGCCTGCGGCGATCAGACCCTCGAACGTCTTCCAGGCGGGCTTCTTCGTGTAGACCCTGTTCATCACCCAGAGGAACAGACCGGCGAGAATGGTGATCCCGGTGGGGCTGTTCACGAACTCCCAGACCAGTTCAAGTAGCTTCGTCCAGTCCATGGGTTACCTCCCAGCAATGCAGCGGCGG